GAATGTTATTCAGGACAAGTTCGGCAATGTGATTGTCGGCGCGTCCGTCGCGGTGTACGTCTACGGGACGACAACGCCCGCCACCATCTACAGTGGCAACGGTTCTGGGGTACTGCCCTCCAACACGGTGACGACCAACTCGCTGGGCGAGTTTGCCTTCTACGCGGCTAACGGGCGCTACAGCCTGTCCGTGTCTGCCACCAACTTTGTGGCGGAGAACTTCACCGACTTCATCATGTACGACCCCGCCGACATTGGCGCGGTTGCAGCCTCTGGCGTGGCCTTTACGCCGTTCGGCACGATTGCCGCTACCAACGTCCAGAACGCCATTCAGGAAGTCGTGACGGACCTCTCAGCGTCCTCTGGCTCGTCGCTGGTGGGCTTCCTCCAGTCGGGGACTAGCGCACAAGCGCGGACGGTGCAGGCCAAACTGCGCGACACCGTGTCCGTAAAAGACTTTGGTGCGGTTGGTGATGGGCTGACAAACGACACAACGGCTATACAGGCTGCGGTTACGGCAGCATTAAATGTTGATTTTGGCGGAGCGGAAAATTCGTTTAAAGTGACTGGCGCAATCACTTTGCGAAGCGGACAGTCGCTTTTTGCAAATGGCGCTACTGTTACGCAAACAGCCATTCGCACTGAAATATTCAACATTGAAGGCAAGACTGACATTCGCATTGACGGATTTAAGTTTGTCGGCGTTGGAACGGACTTTAATGATTCAGACAGTTCTCGCGCCGTGGCAATCTATGGCAACAGCGGTGAAGCGCGCATTTGGGTCAGCAACAACTATTTTTACAATTTTTCTTACACCACGCTTCGCGCTAAAGCAAGTACAGACGTAAAGTTTGTAAACAACGTAGTTGTTGGCCCCGGTTCGCCAACGCTAACACCAATTACATCTGGTCGATGCTACGGCGTTTTGGCTGACGCTGGTTGCATTGGTGTTTTGATTGAAGGCAACTCAATAAGCAAAACAGCACAAGGCATTCGGCTTGAGCAATGCCGTGATGTGCGCATATCGGCAAACAGGGTTTTTGACACTGTTGGTCAGCATGGTATGTATATTGGGTCTGGCATGACCAATTTGGCCATTACCGGCAACACTGTTTACAACGCCAATTTGATTGGCATAAAAGTTCAGTCTCAAGACGCGACTGCCGCTGATAACGTCCAGGTATCTGTTGTAGGCAACTCCATTACGACAACTGGCGACCAAGGCATTAGCCTGCAAAACGGCACGCCGGGTGGCACTTACAAAATAAAAAACGCCACCGTTTCTGGAAACACAATCCGAGGAGCTACCGGCAGCGCAATTAACATCAGCGATTGCGACACGCTTGTAGTTGCGGACAACGCAATATTTGCACCAGGGTTTAGCGGGATTACGCTCAGTTACTCAAGCCGTGTTACGGTGTGCAACAACACCATCACGCAATCTGGTCAAAGCGCAATACGCAATACGTTTGCAAACAGCTTTGTGCTGGTGCAAGACAATCTAATTAGCAATTGTTGCACTGCTAATGCGGCAGGCGATGAGTTTGGTATCTTTTTTCAATCGGGAACCGAGACTTCAATAATTGGAAACTTGATTCAAGACGCCAACGCAAATATGCAGTACGGCGTCTACATTGCCGCCTCAAGCAATTCAACATTCGATTTAATAGACAATCAAGTGTTGCAATCCACTGATACAGGACTGAGGCTTGCTTCAACTGCCGCGATGCGTACTTATCGCGGAAATATCTGGAATGGAACTGTTGTCGCAACTTTTAATGACCCCGTTCTTACGGTGGTTGCTTCTGCGGCCACAATCGCGTTGCCTACCGCGCACAATGTGGTTTCCATATCCGGCACAACAAACATAACCTCAATTACCGCAAACGGGCATTCGGGGCGAATTGTTACTTTGTATTTTCAGGGCATTTTAACTGTTGTTCGTGGCTCAAATTTGAACCTCAACTCTGCCGCCGGAAATTTTGTAACTACGGCAAACGACACGCTGACACTAGCGTGCGACGGTTCTAATTGGTGGGAAATTGCAAGGTCTGCAAATTAATTTAACCGGTAAGGAACCACCATGCCCATCATCCTTCCCCTGTCGCCCACGCAGCCGACCGCTGGCGAACTTATCAACGGCGCACTGCGGCTCATCGGGATGCTGGCAGAAGGCGAGACGACCTCTGCCGAGGCGTCCGCTGATGCCCTGACGGCGATGAACCAGATGATTGATTCGTGGAACACCGAGCGTCTTGCCGTGTTTACCACGCAGGAGCAGGTGTTTACTTGGCCTGCTGGGCAACTCAGCCAGACGCTTGGGCCATCCGGTGACTTTATCGGCAACCGCCCAATCCAGTTGGATGACAGCACCTACTTTATTGACCCTGCTTCGGGCATCTCCTACGGCATTAAACTCATCAACCAGCAGCAGTACGATGGCATTGCGGTCAAGACCGTAACCTCGTCCTTTCCGCAGGTGATGTGGATTAACACCAACTACCCGAACATCGATATGCACATCTACCCAGTGCCGACCCGTGCGCTGGAGTGGCATTTCATCTCGGTTGCCGAACTTGACCAGCCTGCCACGCTGTCTACGCAGTTGGCGTTCCCGCCGGGTTACCTGCGGGCGTTCCGCTACAACCTTGCCTGCGAGATTGCGCCTGAGTTTGGCGTAGAGCCTTCGCCGCAGGTGCAGCGCATCGCCATGACCAGCAAGCGAAACCTGAAGCGCATCAACAACCCCGGCGACATCATGAGCTTGCCGTACAGCATCGTGGGGACCAGGCAGCGTTTCTCAGTGTACAGTGGAAATTTCTGATGACGTTAAATTGTGCATCCGGCGTGCAGTTTTCGCTTGGCTTCAAGGTATGCTTGATGCGCCTCTTCGGGCGTAGCAAAACCCGATTGACGGTACCTAGCGCCGTTTGCCATGATTTGCATAAGCCATTTGCCTTGGTGACGGCATACGCCCAAATAGCCGGACTTGTTTGCTTTGGTTGGCTTTCTCATGTTTTGCAAGTTGGCAAAACGAGAAACGTCTCTAAGATTAGCAAATCTATTGTTAAGTTTGTTTCCGTCAATGTGGTCAATGTGCTTTTCAGGCCAATTGCCCGTCATGTACAGCCACGCAAGCCTATGGGCAAGTTGCTTTTTATTGTGAATAGCGATTGCCCAGTATCCCGCGCAATGCCGCGAACCTGCTTTTTTGCCTACTAAATCTGGACGCCAATTATGCTGCCTCCATACAAAAACCCCTGTGACAGGGTCGTAGTCAAAAATCTGACGAAGGTATTCGGCGGTAATAGTTGTGTTCGTATTCATGACGTTCACTTTACCATGTGGATGTTCTTTTGAAAACCCCTATCTTAGGGGCGGCGTACGTCGCTCGTTCAGTCAATGCGGCAGACAACCGCTGTGTAAATTTGTATCCAGAAGCCGTGCCTGAGGGTGGTAAGGAACCCGGCTTCCTAAACCGTGCGCCTGGCTTGCGGCTAGTGGCTACCATAGGCACCGGCCCTATTCGCGGTATGTGGTCGCACAGCGGCACCTTGTACGTCGTGTCGGGTACGGGCTTTTACCAAGTAACCTCTGCTTACGTTGCTACCCTAAAGGGTACGGTGACCGGCACTGGCCCCGTAAGCATGGCGGACAACGGCACGCAGTTGTTTATTGCCTGCAACCCTGACGGGTTCATCTACAACTACAACACCGACGTGTTTGCCCAGATTACTGACCCCGACTTTGAGGGCGCGGTAAACGTAGGCTACCTTGACGGCTACTTTGTATTCAACCAGCCCAACAGCCAGACGGTGTGGATTACCTCCTTGCTAGACGGTCTGTCGGTAGACCCGCTGGACTTTGCCTCCGCTGAAGGCTCGCCTGACGGGCTGGTGTCCCTCATTGTGGACCACCGCGAACTGTGGCTGTTTGGCACGGACTCGGTGGAGGTTTGGTACAACTCCGGCGAGGCTGATTTCCCGCTAACCCGCATTCAGGGTGCATTTAATGAAATCGGCTGTGTCGCCCCGTACTCGGTTGCCAAGCTGGACAATGGCATCTTCTGGTTGGGTGCTGACGCTCGCGGGCAGGGAATTGTCTACCGCGCCAACGGATACACGGGACAGCGCGTTTCTACTCATGCTATTGAGTACGCCATCCAGTCGTATGGCACTATTTCGGACGCCATTGCTTATACCTATCAGCAAGAAGGCCACGCATTTTATGTGCTTACCTTCCCCGCCGCTGG